CTATCATAGCATCAGGCAAATCTATTATTTCATCCTCATCTTCTATAACTATAGGAGAAGCTTTATAAACTGTATATAGAAAACCATTTTTAGGATGATTAACTATAAAACTTCTATAGTTAATCAATTTAATATCCCATAGTTTTCCACCTACAGTATCTGTTTGTACTAATTCTCTACCATTAATATCATATACACTTAGCAATAATGATACATCTTTATTTTGTAATTCATATAAAGCTAATTTTTCAGTAGTTTCTACAGTTTCAGACTTAATAGACAAATTAAATAATCTATAAAGTTCTGATACTCCTAAATATATAAATTTAATAAGAGCTTTATCATTCTTAGATACTGCTATATTAGCAGATCTAAGTTTAACTATAGCCATTATATCTTGTACAGTCATAAGTCACCTTCTCACTTATACTATATATGAATTAGTATACTCTTCTGTAGGTTCAGTAAAGTAATAGGAATTTCTACTATAACTAGTATTACCACCATTATTTCCAACTAATTTAGGGTCTATAGGTGTAAAATATTCAATCAAAGGTATCTGACTAATAGTATCAGCACAATCGTCATGTGCTGATTTAAATCCACTAGGAGTAACACTGGTTAATTCATCTATAAATTCTTTAATAGTATCTGAATCCTGCAAATCTTCTGGAAATGCTATCTTTCTTTGTTTGAATAAAGGTAAAGCTACATTGAATCTAGTAAGCTTACTAGTGTTAGGTCTTAATCCTTCTTCTCTACTAACTTTATCACTAGCCAATACAAAGTATATACCTCTAAGAGTCATCTCTCTTTTTAACCAAGCTACAAATCCTTTCTGTTGTCCTGATATTTCTACACCTGTAGCTAAAGGATTATATAATTTAACAAACCTAAACACGTCATCTACATTAGAAGCCATATCTTGTCTTTTAACTATTCCATCTATCCAATGAAATACACCTTTATAATCTAATGCCCATACAGATATAACACTAAAGTCACTTTTCTCAGTTTCAGATGTAGCAAAGTCTGTAGTTATATAAATATTGTAATCCTGTATACTATTCAGTACATCACTTCTCTTGTACCAGACAATATCTTCATCTAAGACTAATCTATCATCATCACTAAGTATTCTTAGCATTAATTCCTGATTAAAAGCATCTACTCTACCATTCTCTTTTAGTATTTCATATTCTTGTTTAATAGCTTCATAAGGAAATCTATCTTCCCATGCACCTACAAATTCTTTCTTCTTACATGGAAACTTCTGACATATAGGATAAGCCTTAGTAGTCCATGCTTTAGTACCAGCAGCTTTATATAAAGGATCTTTTTTATTAAATGGTGTACCAATCCATATAACCTTACGTTTAGTAGGATGCATAGCCTGTCTAACAGCTTTATAAATGACATTCTCAATATCTTTTACAATAGTCTTAGACTCTGCACTTTTATCTGACATCAAGTCATCTAGAATAGCTATTTGTGGTCTTTGTCCATACTTCTTAAAACCACGAACACCTGTACTAGCACCAAATCCTCTAAAACATAACTTATGTCCTTCTGCATTAGTAAACTCCCATTCAGGGTCTGTAAATTTAACAGAAGGAATAAATTTCTGTAAAAACTCACTACTATAATATCTATGTTCTATATTACTTCTAAGGTTTTTAACACCATTATCCATAGTATCTGCTACATACATACCTACACTAACATCACCAAATCCATCTAAGTAACCAAATGTAGCTATATATAATATCATATACTCTGCGCTTATAGTGCTCTTTGCGCTGCCACGGAAACTAACAACAAGTACGTTCTTATTTTTATATATAGTATCTAATATCTCATAATGAAATACAGGAGATTTATTCTCTTCTCCTGATTCTCCATTAACTAGCTTAATAAAGTTAATAAACTTAAAAGCAAATTCTGTAGGTACATAATCATTACCTAATTTAACATAATCTGTACTAGCTACTAATTTTTCAAGATTAAGATTACTTTCATCATTCATCATCTACACTCACATCTATAATATTAGATTCAGCTATTTTCTTTAATGAACTGCTACCTTTCTCTAACATAGTTTTCTGCATATTACTTAAACTTTCTACTACTTCTCTTAAATCAGTAATAGTATCATTCTGTTCTATACCTATAGTTAATTCACCTTTTACTACTTCAGGAGCTTTAGTATAATTCAGTATAGCTTCACATGCTTTTACTTTAGCCATACCTTTTACACTATCATCTCTAATCATTTTAGCTAATGTATCTAATATTTCTTGATGTAATGGAGCATTAAGTACATATGTTGGTACTATAGTCTGCTCATATATTTTCATAACTAACTTAGTCTTATTGTAAGCAGCTACGAAAGCATCTACCTGCTGTCCTTCTCTTTTTAATCTAGCATATCTATCAGGAAATACTGTAGCGTAAGCTTTAATATTTGTATAACCTAACAGTTTTAAACTTACATACTTAACAGCAGATATGTAATCTTCCATTTTATACTTACCTGTAGACAATACATTTAGATAAGTAATAAAATTATCTTTAAAATGTTCTGCTATATCAGGATTATTCACACTAGCTTCTATTCTATCTAAGAACTCTTGTGTAATCATATTTCTCTGAGTCTTAGGAAGTAGTTTCTTAACTGCTTCTAATTCTAACATACTAATCTCCTAATTTAATATATTTAAAGTTATCATGGAATATATCATTAATGCTTCTACGTTTAGCTACATGTAATGTATTCTGTATTCCATACTTTATACTTATACTATTAATCATCTTATTAACATTTCTACATACTCTAATCATATCTTGATAGGATATACTATCACATTTACCAATCCTATCATGATATCTATGCAGTTCTTCTAGATATTCTTCTATTGCCATAATTAACTCCTTTAGGGTCTAAGTATGCTTTAATAAGAATATTGTCAAAATACTACAATGAGAAATTCATTAAGATTGTTATAATTTTTTATAGGAGTAAGAAAATCCGTTAGAAAAATCATAATTTTTTATAGATGTAATACCACCACAGATCTTCGATACAAAGAAAGTATCCCCCCTATGGTAGTCATATAAAGATAGTTATTCATGAGGCATACATGTACATCACAGCTACTACATGTAGTGACTACCTGTAGTGTCTACATGTAGTGGTATAATGTAGTAGATAGTAGTAGTATTGTGCTATTGCTATAAGAAAAAGGAGTTAGTCAATGAATGATTGGTTGAAGTTGCTAGCTGTTATTACAGCAGCTAGTACATTGGCTATATTGTATGCCATGCCCATAAATTGGACGACAGGGTATACATGCAACCAAAACCATACCCATACCACATTGTGTTTGTGATATGGGTATTGGTATAGTATTGTAGGTATTTAATCTCTATTATTAATCTCTAACTGTAAGGAGTAGGATAATGAAAGTATTTAAAGCTGTTGGAAAGTTGCTGAATACTGTAGGAACGATAGCTGAATCAGTTGAGGATCTCACTACTCTGAGCGCATACTACGCTCATCAGAGCTTAAGTCTTGCTTGTTTTGAGCAAGACCAAGAGCAAGAAGAATTAGCTAAAGAATTGAAGCTTAAGAAATCCATCTCTGAGGAGATGGATGAAAGAATTGCTAAGTTTAAGGAGAGGCTTAGCAAGTAAGTAATAATAATAAAGGACTGGGAGGTAACTCTCAGTCCTTTATTTTTTATCTACACTTTTATCTACACTTTCTACACTTACACTTTCTCTAGAACCTTCTAGAACACACTACATGTAGTGTCTACATGTAGTCATTACATATAATATCATGAACACTACATGTATCACTACCTTTCTGACTACATGTAGTCTATCTTGATACACTACTTGTAGTGTCTACATGTAGTGTCTACATGTAGTGATTAATGAAACACTACATGTAGTGTATTTTAATAATATCTTAAATGTAATGTCAATACTTATTATTAATTATTTTATTATTAATATAATTATATGTATTATTAATGTAATAATAAGTATTATTATCTATATATTTATATTTATATCTATTATATTTATATATAAGTATATCTATATATAAAGATATCTTGATATATCAATAATTATTAACTTCTATTAATATACATATATGTACCTTAAATACTGTATACATATAAATATATATACTTATATACATATTAATACCTAT